GTTGTATCCGTTAATAACGTTCAAGTTTCTGTCATTGCTTACAAAGGCGTGCCCGTAGTCACTACGGCTATGCTGGCTAGTTTTTATCAAACTGAATCAAAAAACCTCACAGATAATTTTTCCAACAACAAGGATCGCTTTGTTGAGGGTAAGCATTTCTTCAAATTAGTTGGTGAAGAATTAAAAGCATTTTTGTGCACCGATAATTTCGGTTCACAAATTTCATCCAAAGTTCGCAACCTGATCCTCTGGACAGAACGCGGCGCTGCCCGTCACGCCAAAATGCTGGACACCGACCAAGCCTGGGAAATTTTCGAAGCGCTGGAAGACAGCTACTTCGGTAAATCCCAACCCGCCCGTAACGAGTGCCAACAAATCAACCAGATTCGTCTGGCGGTGAAGGAACGGATGGTGCATACCGGCGAGAAGAACAGCACCGTGTACTCAGAACTGTTCCGCTCACTCGGTGTTAGTCATACCCACACTATTTATCAGTCCCCGCGCCATGGATCAGGTGAATAATTACCCGCGTAGCATCCCTGAAACGAACGAAGGGTTTTTTCTGTCTGAGTTTCGCGCTAGTGAGTTTGATGCACGGCTACGGTCGTTGTTCGACCTGGCAGGGCTATTAGGGAATCGTGGCTCTGACATTGCTACTGTATTCCAGCGTCAATGTCATGAGCTGAACACCTTACTGGCGCGGGAAAGCATGATTCGCGGCGGGATGAGCGTTGAACAGGCCATGCGGCGGATAGAGGCGCAGGAACTGGACAATAAGTTGCCCAGGTTTCGTCATGGCTGGGTCTCCAGTATTTGATTAATCGCGGCTTCCGTTGATAGTCCTGTTTTTGCGATAGCGTCTTGCGCTTTCGGGGATAACCACACGGTTACTTGTTTTTCCCCTGCCTGCTTACGCTTCTTGCGGTAGGTGTTTTGTCTGGCGGCTCCGCTCATGGCGCGACCTCCACACCTAAGGCGGACAGAATGGCATCGTATCCGCTCATGCCGTCCCAGTTGCTTGTCCAAAATCGGCGGGCAATCCATTCGATAGCGGCCAGTTCCGACACGGATAGTGCCGATAGCTTTTCGGGGAGTGCCCGATCAGTGTGCGACAGCCATTCCGCTACATAGGCAGGCAGTTGGGCAGGGTGGTCGCCAGAGTCCACTTTGCGGCCACTCGTGCAGTCAAAAATGGCTATCCATTCCTCTAGTTTCAATCGTGGTACGCTGTTTGATAGCACCTGCTGATGTGTGCTGATGGCATGGTTTACCGCTAAGGATATGCCGTATATGTGGGGGTCGTACTGGAGGGCTAACCATTGTTGGTTATCGCTGCTGATAGCAGCTTTAGATCGTTTGCTCATGGGTGGTACTCCTAGCAAAAAGCCCGACTTAGTCGGGCAGTGGTGGTTATAGTCCGTATCGCCTTTGGGCCAGTTGCTTGCCCATTTGAAACGACAGGTGTTCCCGACACTCGATCATGGGTAACAGGCTCTCAAGCACATCAACCCATCGCGGCCAATCATGGCGGCTGTTCTCGAACCCTGCTGCGTGCTCAAAGAGCTTTTTCAACTCTGGCATTGGCGGCAAGCATATCCATCCATTTTCGGCGCACGCGCTCGCTATCGAGCGTGCTACCGCATGAGCTGGCAGAGGTTGACCTACCCAAATGGGGTTACGCATTGCGTTCACGTAAATGTTAAATGTGCTCATAGTTCGACTCCAGATGTGGCTTTGTGGGTTAGTCGTCGTTATCTAGTAGGTAGGCAAACTCTTTATCATGGGCGGCGATGATTTCCAGAACGTCTTGGTGTTCGTCGCATCCTTCAAATCTGTCGGCCAGTTGCCCGGCCAGTTCATTGGCGTTGAAGTCTACTAACTGGTCGGCGTCTGCCCACGAGCATATAGATTCGTAGAATCCAGATATGTTTCCGTGTTGCACTACCTTCTTTGCCAGTTCTGTAAGACTGTAGCCAGACAGCCATTCATAGGCAGTCCACACCGATACGATTGGAAGGGTGCTGCACATCTTTTGTATATCCTGTAGGGCGTCCCGTGCGTCATCTGATAGACAGTCGGCGTAGTAACGGCATACCGCTGCCAGGAATTCGGGATTTTCAAACAGTTCCCGAATCCCTTGGGCACTGCTGAAGGGTGAAATGGGAATGTGTTTGTCAAGACCCTCGAAGATCGACGTGTGTTTGAGGTTATCTACGGCGGCGTAGATCACACCGTCAGCGTCTAGGACGATATAGGCTGGCTGCAGCGAGTGCCCTTTGAATTTCCGGTATACCGGCGCGATGCTTTCGCTTAAGTTGCTGGCGTCAAAAATGAACATGGTTATTACTCCTGTTATGCCCTAGCCTTCCCGAAGGTGGGCGCTTTGTGGGTTAGTCTTTGAAGTACAAGAAAATGTTAGCGCGTTGAGCATTGCTCAACAGGTTTATGCCAACGTAGTGCCCAGGCAGGTCGAAGCAATCGGCGGCGGTGTACACCTCGAAGCGCTCGTTAGCATTAGCAGTAATGTTGTCGATGCGGTAACTTCTACCGTTTATAACGGCGTTGCTGAGATCAGGGTCGGCATGCTCTATGAGCTTACTAACCTGCTCCCAGATAAGCACATCGCCGCTGTTTAATGTATTCATGGTTGTTACTCCTGTTATTCCCTAGCACCCCGACAGGGGCGCTTTGTGGGCGGATGGTTAGAGGCACTCAATTCCGAAAAGTCTAGCGACGATTTCGGCGTTCCTACGACTAAAACGGGCACTCGAAAGCGCGTCGAAGCAACACCCGTAGTCGCCAGAATTATAAAAAGCGATACCTAATATTTTGAATGCTTCCACGTGCGAATCATGCGCAAATAATCCGGCTAACGCATCCGCATACCCTGGGTGCGTGTTAATAATGTTGACGAAGTCGCGGACGGACTGTGCTCGGTGTACCAATGACATAAGTTCTTGTCCCAGTACCAGCAGCGGGAGACTTGCTCCTTCCTTGGCGTTCGCTGCTACCTGTGAACAGGTAGCAGCGATGTCTACTGTGGCGCCACTAATCAGCAGTATGGAGACTGCACGGTCTAGTGTTTCAGCGGCATGGGTGGTGTACCCGTCGAAAAAAGACATGATGTTACTCCTGTTATGCCCTAGCATCCTCGACGGAGGCGCTTTGTGGGCTGATGTAGTCAGTATAAGGTGTTACATGTGACATGTCAACACCGTTTCTCGGGTGGCTGGCGTCTTATTCTGCCAGCCACTCCCCAGCGTGAGTTTTATTCCTCAACATCTAGCAGATACTGATAATCAGAATCGTGGGCCACAATGATTTTGATTGCATCGATGTAGTCGGCCTCACCCTCGAAGCGATCGGACAGGGCTTGGGCCATGTCATCGGCGTCGAAAGCCAGATATTGGTCGGCATCCGCATACATATCTTGTGCCTCAAAAAAGGCATGCACACTGCCAGCTTCCAGCAATTGGGATTGCAGTTCGGATCGGCTGACACTTGCTATCCAATCTCCGGCGTCCCAGATGTTGACCGTTGGGATATTACCCGAGTATGGGCAGCACATCTGCTCTAGCTCGTCCAATGCTTCGCGGGCGTCCTCAGTGAGTACGCTAGTCCGGTTGTTGCCGTCCCATCCCGTGGTGCGTCCATCGTAGTAGCGGTTTACCGCTGACAAGAATTTAGCGTCATTAAACAGTTGTTGGAGGCCGTACCCACTAGCGAATGGACTAATGCTGATGCGTTTATCCAGTCCGTTCCATACAGAAGCCGGTACGGCATTCCCGATTTCTCCGCTAAAGTCGGCGTAAACGTCTCCGTCTGCGTCCAGCGCGATAAAAGCATCCTGTGCCTGGCATTGGCCTGCATACTGCATGTATACGGGCGCTTCGCTGTTAAATTCAGCGATGATGTTTATAGCAGTCATGATGTTGCTCCTGTTATGCCCTAGCCTTTTCCCGAAGCGGGTGCTTTGTGGGCTGATGTGATTACTATAGCGTGTTACATGTGACATGTCCAGTGTTTTTTCGCACTTTTAAAAAAAAAATCACACCCGCATTGCGCGGGTTGGTCTATCGCCAGCAAAAACAAACCCGGCGCTGGGCCGGGTGCGGGTGGGTTATTCTTTAATCTTCTTGGCTATATGGCTAAGCTCGCTTTCTGATACGCCGTTGCCTTCCGCGAGTAAGTCAAGGAAAGCCTCCTTGGCATCCGCGTTGTTCATGACGCGGGTATAATCCCTCGTTGCCTTTTTGGCGCAACTTTGCTTGTTTAGCCAATCCTGCATTTGCTCTAGTGTGTCCTCTGACACACCTTCGGCGGTCAAGTCGCCGTCAACTGCATAGCTGAGCTGAAAGCTGGAGTAGCTGTGTTTGTAGTCGAATTGGAAATTCACCTCTTTGCCTGAGAGGGTTTCTGTTACGACGAATCCCGTCAGGTAGTCATTCCAGTCGGCGGTGAATTGTTGGCTGTTCATGTTCATTCTCCTGGCCGCACATTAGCGGCCTTGGTGGGGTGCGCCCCTTTGCAGGGGCGAGTAATGTGGTTTTTTAATATGGGCTACTACTGCCAGCTTTTTCCGTGCTTGACAGCCAGCACGCGGCCTGCTTCGTCAGCAACGGTCAGAACCGTGCCTTGAAAGAGTTGTGCGCGGCTTGCGGTGGTTTTTGCAGCACGAAGGTCTTTAGCTTCGATAACAAAACCTTCTCGGGTTGCGTTGATGTCGGTTTTTTCGGTGATGATGAACTTGCTCATGATGTTGCTCCTGTTATGCCCTAGCATCCTCGACGGAGGCGCTTTGTGGGCTGATGTAGTCAGTATAAGGTGTTACATGTGACATGTCAACTACCGTTCGTCGGCTCAATGTTTGCTATACTTGCGACTTTTATGTATATTTTTTATATGCTGAGTGTTTTATAGCTGAAATTTTTATAATCCATTTACCCGCTGGTCGCGGGTTTTTTATGTGTGGAGGTCGAGATGATTGCTAAAAAGCGCACTGGTCGGCCATCGACGTTTACACAATCAACTGCTGACGCAATTTGTGAGCGTATCGCAGCAGGCGAGAGTCTGCGATCAATTTGCGCTGAAAAAGAGACGCCCGCGTTGTCCGTGGTGTTTCAGTGGCTAAATGCACAGCCATCGTTTGCGGATCAGTACGCGCGCGCGCGGGAAACACAGGCTGATACGATTGCGGATGAAATGCTCGATATTGCGCGCGGAAAATCAGCGGATCAAGTAGCGAATGCCGACCGTCGATTGCTACTCGATACGCTGAAATGGCGTGCTGGCAAACTGCGGCCCAAGGTTTACGGCGACAGGCAGACAGTTGAGCAGCAGCATAGCGGCGAGGTTGCGCACACTGTGCGTGTCGTGCTGAGCGATGAGTGAGACGATCTACCGCCCTGAGCCGGCGTTCAGGCCGTTGTATCGTCGCCAGCATCGTTACTACGCCTACCACGGCGGGCGCGGTGGTGGAAAATCATGGGGTGTAGCAGATTACATACTGCTGGCTGGCACGATGGGCGTTGAACGGGTGCTGTGCTGTCGTGAAGTGCAGAAATCTATCCGTGAGTCAGTCAAGCGCTTGCTTGATGACCGCATCGAGGCGCTGGGGCTGGGCCGGTTCTATCAGTCGCTAGAGACTGAGATTCGGGGTGCCAACGGTACGCTGATTAATTTTACGGGTTTGCTTGGCCACACAGCGGACAGTATCAAGTCGTATGAAGGCGCGACGATCACCTGGATCGAAGAAGCGCACTCGGTGTGCAGGCGCTCGCTCGACGTGCTGATACCGACCGTTTTACGGACTGCACGACCACAAATTATTTTCACACTCAATCCCGACCTGCCTACTGATCCGGTGTACGCGGATTTTGTCGACACAGAACGCGATGATTGCTACCGCGTTGAGATCAACTACACCGAAAATCCACACTGTCCGTCCGCGATGGCGGATGAAGCCGAGCAGATGCGCGTCGATGATCCGGCCAAATACGAACACATTTGGCTGGGCAAGGTAAAGCGCATCGCGGAGGGCGCGATTTATAAAGCGGAGCTTGAAGCAGCGCGGCTGCAAAATCGCATATGCAAAGTGCCCTACGACCATAATTTGCCGGTGTTCACTGGCTGGGATCTGGGGATTCTGGATTCAACGGCAATCTGGTTTGCACAGGTCTACGGCAAGGAAGTCCGGCTGATCGACTACTACGAAGCGGACGGTGAGCCGCTATCACACTATGCGCGGATCATTGCGGAGCGAGGATACAACTACACCGGCGGCAAGAATTTTCTACCCCATGACGTGGCAGCGCGTGACCTGAGTAGCGGTGTGTCCAGACAGCAGACGCTCGAAACGCTGGGCCTGCGGGTGACTGTCGGAGCGCGACTCGGGCCGGAGGACAGGATCGAGGCGGCGCGGCAGTTGTTTAGTCGCATATGGATCGACGAGACACGCTGTAAGCGCGGTATTGACTGTTTGCAGAATTACAGACGGGCGTTTAACGACAAGCTGGGCGAATTTAAAGCCGATCCGGTTCACGACTGGGCCAGTCATGGCGCAGACGCATTCGGCGAGCTGGCGTTAGCAGTGCAGTCCATGAGTAATCCACGGCCTGCAACTAAAACGCGATTCAGGAATAAGACCGTATGATCACGGATTTTCGTTTTGGTGAGACGTTCAGCGGTGGAACGATGCGCCCCTGCGGTTTGCTCACGGTGATTGCTAATGTGTTTTGGCGGGATGCTGACGGTAAAGAGCATACGGACGCGGCGCTGGCAATTATGCGGCGTGCGTTCGGTGTCGGCAAAATGAATTTACTGCTGCGATGTGATGCGTGGCAAGTGCGCGAGCCTGCAATGCTGATGACATTGGCGGAGCAGGCAGGGGCGCAATTGTTTAACGGAAGCGCCAATACCCACGAGATTTGCACAATTGCAGATTTGATGATCAACAATCTGGACGATTTGGTGCGCCACCCAGCGGAATCCGAAGCGGTCGAGCTGAAACGGCGGGAAAAGGAAATGCAACGGGATGGCCTGTTAATACGTGTCGGCGATCATGTACTGGTGGATGCGCGATGAAGCAATCGGATCAAGAGCTGCTGAATTGGGCACACGCGCTATATCAGCGTGAGTTGAGCCTGCAGCAAGAGAGCTTGTATGAGCGGTCACGCGATGCGGACTTCTACGACGGGGATCAGTTTACGGCTGAAGAGCGAGCAATCTACGACCAGCGCGACCAAGTGCCACGGGTGTTCAACGAGATTAAGCCCACGATTGACTGGATGCTGGGTAGTGAGCGGCGGGCGCGGGCGGACTGGTCGGTACTGCCACGGTCGGAGGATGACGTAGAGCTGGCGCAGGTCAAGACGAAACTCATCAAGTACATTGACGACATCAACAAAGCGCGGTTTTGCCGGAGCCTAGCCTATGCGGATTGTGTCAAATCGGGTGAGGGCTGGACGCGAACAGCGGTAGAACCCAACGAAGATGGGCATTTGATCGTCAAGCTCACGCATGAGCACTGGCGTAACATGCTACGCGATAGCACATGCCGCGATACGCTCAATTTCACGGATTGCCGCTACATCTGGAGCACAAAACCCGTTGAGCTGGAGACACTGCAAGCCTGGTTCCCCGACAAGAAAGACGCACTGACTGCAGACGCTGGGGATGAAGCGGATTTGATCATTGAGCAAAGCGCTGAAATGCAGCGTGCAAGCCCAGAGTCCATACCGGCGGGCATGTCCTACCGGCGCGGCAGCATGTCGATCATCGCACTGGCTGATCAATCGGATCGTAAAGCGGTGCGGGTGTGGGAATTGTGGTATCGCAAAACCGAGCGTGTGCAAGTTTTGCGGAAAGCAGGTGGTCTAAACGGGGAGCGGCTGGATGAACAGAACCCGTTACACCAGTTTCTGGTTAAAGAGGGGAGCGCAACGGTCGTTGAGAATGTGCGCGAGCAAATGTACATGATGCTCTACACGGAATCCGTGGTGCTGTACCACGGGCCAAGTATCTACGCCCACAATCGTTTTCCGTTCGTGTGTCGTACCGCATTTATCAACGACAGCACCGGAATGCCCTACGGCGCGATTCGCCAGCTACGTGATATTCAGTCTGACTTAAACGCACGGCGGAACAAGGCGCTATTCCTCATGTCCACCAGTCGCGTGATTATGGACGACGACGCGGTGGAAGATATAAACGATCTGGCGTGTGAAGTGGCACGGCCTAACGGCATCATTGCTAAAAAAGCCGGTAAGGAGTTGCAGATTCAGGACGGCGCGGTACTGGCGCCCCAGCATGTCGCCATGGCGGAGCAGGATGCTGCATATATCCGACAAGTCGCGGGTGTGACCGGCGAAAATCGCGGAATGGACACGACCGGCAAATCAGGCATTGCCATTCAGGCATTGCAAGAGCAGGGCACGGTACTGACGACGGCGCTAGTAGATAACCATGCCCTAGCGCACCAGTGCGAAGGGGAACTGATACTGTCACTGTGCGAGCAGTACATCGACCACGAAATGCAATTCAGGATCACCGGCGATTCACTGGATAAGCCTGAGTTTGTCTCGGTGAACACCGGCGATCCGGCAACAGACATTACCGCCAGTCAGGCGGATTTCATTGTTTCTGAGCGTGACTACCGGCAGACCATGCGGCAAGCACTGTCTGAGCAGATGCTGCAAGTAAGCGGTAGCATCGTGCAGGCAAGCGGCGATCCGCAAATGGCCATTGCCCTGATTGAGATGGCGATTGATCTGCAAGACTTGCCCAACAAAGACCAGATAACGTCCCGTCTGCGAAGTGCCGCCGGTTTGCCACCGAAAAATGAAACCGATGACGCGCGGGAAGCACGCGAACAAGCGGAAGCACAGCAAGCACAGCAAGCACAGCAGCAGCAGCAGGCTTTGCAAGAGCAAGCATTCCGACTGGCCAAGGCGCGAGCGGATGAGATGGAATGCCAGGCGGATGAGCGTAGGGCGGAAGCCGAACGTGAACGGGCCAATGCCGTCAGCCACAAAATCAACGCGACTAAATCCGCGTATGAGGCAGCGGCGCTCATCCAGAACGCGCCACACATCGCCCCTGTGGCGGATGATCTACTGCGTAATCTTGACGCGGTATTGCCCACACCGGCAACGCCACCAGAAGCGACAATGCCGCAAGACACACCGCCACAAGGCGCTATGCCACCAGCGCTATAAACCGAAGGAACCTTGCTCATGAACACCGAAGATACCCGTGAAGATTTAGGCTTTGACCTAAGCAAACTGCCGGAATCCGAACGCGAAGCTATTGAGGATATGTACGACGAATCCGGCGAAGCAGAAACAGAAGAAGCTACGCCCGAAGAAGCTACGCCCGAAGAAGCTACGCCCGAAGAAGCTACGCCGGACGCGCTGGCCGCGGTGCTTACGGTGCTGTCCGAGAAACAAGCGGCGTTTGAAGAAGCAATGCAGGAGTACACCGACCTGGCCGAC